GGTGAAATTGATGCACAAGATACTTATTTTTTAAGTGCTTGCGATGATAAGCTTTTAAAAGAGCTTGGTTTTGCTAAAGTTAAAGAAGAAGAAATCCCAAGTTTTAATGAAAAAATTGAAGAACTTCGCCAAATTCAAACTTATGATGAAGAAAATAATCTTTATATTATTTCTTATAAGATTAAAGAAAAAGCATTAGAAGAGTTAAAAGAATTAAAATTAGAAGAACTAAAAGCTATAAAAGAAGAAAAGCTTTTGTTTATGCCTTTTAAAAATACTATATTTCAAATTGACACGGAAGCAAAAATTAATATTAGCGGAAAAGTTAGCGAGATAATGTTAGCAAATCTCAATAATACTCCTTTGGAAAATATTGCTTGGATTGATAAAGATAATAAAATCACTACATTTAACAAAGAAGAATTTTTGGAATTTGGGGTTGGTATCGCTAAATATACTGAAAGTATTATTTTTAAAAATGATGAACTAAGAAATAAAGTGAAAAATGCGACATCTTTAGAAGAATTAAATTTAATTGCATGGGAGAGTGAAAAATGAGTACTGAAAATATAATAAAAGAAGGTGCTATACTCGGTTCTTTAAGTGGATCTGCATTATTAGGATTGATGGTTTTTGTCTTAGCTGGGATTGCATGGCATTTATATAAAACTTTACATAAAGAAGCTGGGGAAAGAACAAAAGAACTTATAAGTGAAACCAAAAATACTAATGTTCTTATTAGAGAACAAATTGCAGTATCCAGAGTAAGTAGCGATAGTTTGGTTAAATTTATAGAAACACATTGCTCAAAAACCAATGACAAGCTAGAAGCTATAGAAACAGATCTTATGAGAATGGATGAAAGGCTTGTTAAGCTTACTCAAATAAGAAATGATGAATTAAGAAGTATTTTTAAAAAAAAGGAAAACAATGACTAAAACAGAATTAAAAAGGGTTTGTGTAAAGCCATACGATAAGGACAGGTTTGAAGTGATACAAGATTATGAGTTTATTTTGCCAAATTACAAAGGCATTGTACCACAAGGTTTTAAAACTGATGGAGCGAGTATTCCACGCCTTTTTTGGTCTTTGTTTCCACCTTTTAAAAGTGAGTATTTTAGCGCTTGTGTTGTCCATGACTATTTGTGTATAAATGCAAAATCAAGAGATGATTATAGGCTAGCTGATCTTGTTTTAAAAGAAGCAATGCAAGCTTTAGAAATAAATAAATTTAAGATTTTTGTTTTTTATTACTCTTGTAATTTATTTCATCAGATCAAATGTTTAATAAAGGGGATAAGATGAGTTTAGAACAGGTTATAAATACTCAAAATGAAAGTTTAAATCAAATTATAAGTAGTTTACAAGAATTAGTTTTAAGTTATAAAAATGGTAATTTGAGTTTAGAAGATGTTAAAAAATTAATTAACGAAACTATTGAAAATATATCAAATGATTATATAAAAGAAAGCGAGCTAAAAGAAAAACTAGAAGCCTTGCTAGAAGAGCTTGGCATCAATGCAAATATCAATAAAGAGAGTTTAAAAGAAGTTGTATTAAAAGTTGTTTTAGAAAATCAAGAAAGTTTAAAAGGTGATAAAGGAGATCCTTTTACTTATGAAGATTTTACAGAAGAACAGCTTGAAAATTTAAAAGGGCAAGATGGAGCTAAAGGAGCTGATGGTAAAAGTGCTTATGAACTTTGGCTTGAAAATGAAGAAAACACTGGAAAAAGTCAAGATGAATTTTTAGAAAGTTTAAAGGCTCAAACACCAACAAAAGAAGAAATTAAACCTATTATAGAAGAGACGCTCGAAGATATGAAATTAAATTTAGGCATTAATGGAATAAAAGTATCTAATTCTATTCCCACTCCAAAAACAAAAGCTAATGTTAATGATTTAATTATAACTTATAATGAAAATGTAAAACAACTTTGGCTTTGTGTGGCAAGTGATGATAAATACACAAGTTGGATTAATTTGCTTGGAAATGAAAATATTACAGCACAAGAGTTGATTATTATTAGTTTTGATACAAATTTAAATAGTGGTCAATATGGCGGATGTTTAAGTGATTTGCGTTTTGGTTTTGAAAATTCTTTAGCAAGCACTACGCAAATTATAAAAGGACTTAATGAAGGCAGTTTTTTAATCACTAAAGATGGAATGGGTTTAAAATCTAAAAATTATACTGAAGTTAGCGTTCTTTCAAAACCAAGTAAAAATCAAATAGAAGGAAATATTAAAACGAGCGGAATTTATAATGATCCTGCTTGGCATAATATTACCAATGCTTTAAAAAAATATGATGGCAATGCAAATGAATGCTGTCTTTGGGCTTCTAATATAAAAAATAGTGTAAGTATAGAGCTTTTTACAAATGAAATTCCTATGAGTCTTTTTTATAGGCAAGCTGGATATTATGGAAATGTCAATCTTTCAAATATAAAAATGCAAAAAGCCCTTAGAGTTCAAAATGAAATTATAGTCGAGAGAAGCTTTATAGGAATAAAAAAAGAAATTGATAAAACTACCTATGGTGATAATGCTTTTTTATTTGAATTTGAAGAAGAAAAATGAGTTTAAATCTAAAAATAAAATACAAAAAATAAAAAGAAAGGAATTATAATGAAAGTAACAATTAATAGAAGATACACAGGTAAAACTTGTGTTATTGGTAAATTTAAGGTTTTAGATGATGAAGAAAAAATTCTTTTTGAATGTTTTTCTTTGGAAGAAGACAAAGAAGGTTTAGAAAGTGGCAAAGATTTAAGAATACCTGAAGGAAATTATAATTTAAAAAGACATAGTCCTTCACGATTTGAAAATACTTTAAGAAGTATTACAAAAAAAGATGATACAATGATAAATGTTTATAATGATGAAGTTCCTTCAAGTCGTGCAATTTTAATACACTGGGGAAACACTGACAAAGACACACAAGGTTGTATCTTGCTGGGGCTTACTAAAGATAATAATAATGAAAGTGTCGGTCAAAGCAGACAAGCTTGTAAAGAATTTTATGATTTGGTGTATGGTAAAAATCTTGAAGACATTAAATTAGAAATAACAAATGAGTTAGCATGAAAGGAGATAAAGTTTAAGTAGGTTAAAGTTTACACCCCACACTTAAACTTCTAAACAAAATATGATAAATCTTTTATTTGGAAATGCAAAGCTTTATATAGCCTTAGCTTTAATGGCAATCTTAACAGGATATTTTTATCTAAGACTTGATAGCACAAAGGCCAAATTAGAAAAAAGTCAAAGTGATTTAGCTTTGGCTTTAAAAATAAATGAAAATAATCAAGAAAAATTAAAAGAATTAAATCAAATTCATAAAACAGAATTAAAGGCTTTAAATGAAGCAAACAATCAAAAAAATCAAGTACAAGAAAGGGTGCAATATGTTAAAGAATACATTTATAAAAGCAATGAAAATAATATTACCAAGCTTTTTAACGATGTCGTTGATAGGTTGTGGGATGCAAACTCAACAAGTAGTAACCAAAATAGAAATTCAAAAAGTAAGAATTCCGCAAGAACTACTAACATTAAGTCCTCTTGAAAAGCCAATAGCAAAAAATGAACTAGATATTTTAAATGCCTATTCTATGCTTTTCTATAAATACAAACAATGTGAAATTCAGATAAGTAAAATAAAGGAGCTAAATAATGAGTAATACAAATGTTGATTACAACAAAAGACTTGAAGCATTTAAAGAAATTTATCCGCAAATTTTAGAAATGAGTTTAGCGGAAAAATCTCCATTTGGAGAATTTAAAAAGCTTTTAGAACAATTTGGAAACGATAATGTTATAAGAAATGACCAACAATTTCAAAGCTTGGCACAAGCGTTGGTAAGTGTTGGACAAACCATAGTGGCTCAAAGTCAAAATACAGCTTTATCCATGATTTTACAAGGCGATGAAAACGAGCTTAACGCTGAAAAATCTTTACTTTTAAGAGCTCAAACAGAAACAGAAAAAGCAAAACCTGCATTAATAGCTAGACAAACTTCACAGATAGATGATAATTTAAGAATAGAAGCTGCAAAAGTTACACAGAGTGTTCAATTTGGATATTGTACCGGTGGTCTTGATATACCACAAGAAATTATGAAGCTTGTTAAAGAAAAGATAGAAAATATAGAAAAGTCTTCATAATGCTTATAGATGAAAAAAGGCTTATGAGAAATTATACTCTTAAGCCTGCTTATCCATCAAACATAGGAGAATTGGATACACAAGAAGTATATAAACAATGGTTTACCTATGCTATGATAGGGGTAAATAAATATGTTGAGCTTTTACATAAACAACTTGTAAGAAAAAGTAGAAGTCAAATTCAAAATATAAACCATCCGCTATTTAAAAATTCGTATATAGTGAAAAAATATAACATTAAAAGTTCTAGCACTGCACCTTATAATAAGGAAAACTATAATGATTTAGGACTTAACCAATTTTTCGTAGGGCAAGATCCATACAAACCTTATCAGGGAGATCCTAGTAGTGAAAATGGAATATATCATGATATTTGCGAAATAAGAACTAATTATAATTTAGGAAGTATGCAGTATTATTATGGTTTTCCAAATAATTTAGCTCTTTTATTTGAAAAAGAAAAAGCTTGGAAATATAATGGAAAAGGATTTTTTTATATTGATGAAAAAATAAATTTCAAAGATATATTAAATAAGGCATTGGAAAATATAAATTATGAAATGCTTATAAATGATATAGAAGTAGTTATTTTTTCTCAAACCATCCAAAAAAATAATGAATGGATATATCCTAGTATTGATGATATTAAAATACCAGAAATTAAAGTAGAAAATGTTGAATTTAAACCAACTTTTGGAAAACCTTATAAAAAATTATGCATTGATGTTGAAAAATTTTATAATGATTTTAAAGAATTAAATAAAAATATATTTAGAATCGAAAAAGTAGAAATAACCTATAATGTATATGAGAAAGCACAAAAAACTAGAGAGAGTGATCCGAGTAAAATATATTATACTTTAACAAGCAAAAAGATATCTTTTTTTGAAGTATTTAACTCAATAAAAGAAAATTATAAATGCAAATATGCAACTCCTTTATGTTTTTATAATGGGTTTAATTTAGTTTGTTATGAAGAGCCTTATGTTGCTTATTCTTACCTCAATAATCAAAGCTTTGGAAAAAAAGATACAAGTGTTACGCCAAGCGTATATCCGTTATATAGAAAAAGTTCAAATTTACCTTATGGGCGTAGAGATAGATGGTTTGCATTATGGGATAGTTTTTATTATCTTTATGTATACGAAAAATCAAGCAAAGGAATTTTAAGCTTTTTGGCACCTATTGTTACTATTATTTTGGCTGTAGCTACTTGGTGGATTGGCGGACAAGGTGCATGGCTAGGAACATTGATAGGAGTGAGTGAGAATGTAGCTGCGGGTATCACACTAGGAATTAGCTTAGGTTTAGCCGTGGGTTCACTTACTGGAAATAAATTATTTTCAATTCTTAATGCTGTTTGGGGTTTGGTTAATTTTTTAGGTGCTTGGGGTGCTAATAATTGGAATTTAGCTGCAGATTTTACAAAAAATACAGCACAAGCAGCACAAGAAATGACAACTTTTGAATCAACTTTAAATATTGTTGGAAATTTACTAAGCGGAGCTAGTAAGATTTTTGATGTTGTTCAAAGCATTACAGCAGAAACTCCTGATATGATAAATGAGCAAAGCGATGATTCTGATAATGAAGGTGGAAATGGAAGTGAAGCTGAAGAATTAGCAAAAGATGCAATTAATCCAACTTTATGGTATAATTTTGAAACTGCAGATATATTAAATGAAAAAATAGAAAAGAAAGAAAAACCTATTTTTATATTTTAA